AACATGCCGGTAAATAGTTAAGGGAGGCGCTTTATGGATGTTATTTTAACCGAAGTTGAAAATGGTAAAAGCAAATTTATCTTTCCAAGCCTCCCAGAGGAGGTAAAGGGAACAAACCGGACTAATTATCAGTCCTACGATATTCTGTCTTGCGGAGAGGTAAAAATCCCGAAAGGGATGAAGCTTACAGAGATTTCGTTTGATGGGATTTTTTTTGGCGAGTCTAAAAAGAACGAATCTATTGTAAAACAATGGGTTAAGCCGGCAGAGTGCGAAAAAATACTGAAAAACTGGCAGGAAAAAGGAACTGTTCTGCGTCTGATGGTCACTGAAACCAATGTCAATATTGATGTTACAATCAGCAGTTTTGAATGTACTGACTATGGCGGATATGGAAACAAGAAGTATTCAGTAGAATTTGTGCAGTATCGCTCCCTGAAAGTTTACACGACAGACGAACTAAAAATCGTAAAGTTTGTAAAGAAGACGGTAACAAGGCCGGCCGCAGCGGCGCCATCGAATAAAGGGAGTTATACCGTGAAGCCAGGGAATACATTGTGGTCTATTGCTCGCAAATTTTATGGCGGCTCAGGAACAATGTGGACGAAAATATACAATGCAAATAAATCTGTCATAGAATCAACAGCAAAAAAGCGTGGTTATGCAAATAGCGATAATGGACATTGGATTTTTCCGGGAACAGTCCTTGTTATTCCGAATTAGGAAGGGGCAGTAAAATGATAGATTTATCCAAAGTTCAATACCGCTTCGTCATTATGGACGAAAAGGGAAATCAATATAATATAAAGGATTATGTAGAAAATCTTGGGTGGGAGCAAGGGGAAGACGAGCTTGCCACCCGGATTTCTTTCACAACCAAAAATGAGAAGTCAACAAAAGAAGTGTTCTCGGATATAGCAAAACTCGGCTGTTTGGTAGGAATATTCGCTTCTGATGGTGTTGCGGATGATGAGGTGGCTCGTGGAAATATCATTGACTGGAAACCGGCATATTCTTCGGATGGATACAAGTTTGATGGAAAGTGTTATGACAATTTATATAATCTGCAAGAGAGCCAGGATAATATTTATTATCCCGCAGGTACCGGAACGAAATCTGCCATAACGAATATATTTGATGACTGGGAAATTCCGCTTGGTTCATACGAAGGACCGAACGAAACGCATGCAAAGTTAACATTCAAGTCACAGGATCTTGCAAATGTAATTATGGAAATACTGGATGATGCTTACAAGAAAGGTGGCGTGAAATGTGTTGTGCAGGATAGAAAAGGGAAAGCGTATGTGCTTCCGTATGCAAACAACAAGACTGTATATCATTTTGCGGCTGAAAATGTAGTCGGTGCCATACACAAGAGAAGTACAGCCGGAATGATTACCAGGGTAAAGGTTATCGGGCAGGAAGACGATGACGGGAAAAGTGCAGTAGAAGCTGTGTTAAACGGAAACACAAAATATGGAGTTAGACAGAAAATTGTCCGCAGAGGAACAGATGAAAGTTTGGAGGACGCGAAGACATCAGCACAGACAATACTTGACGATGAAGGGGAAGTGCAGGAAGAAATGACTGTAAAGGCACCTGATATCCCATGGGTAAGAAAAGGAGATTTGGTACATGTAACGGTTGGAACCATGAACGCCTACTACTATGTTATTGGCATAAGGCATGATGCGGATAGCCGAAGTATGACTTTGGATCTTCATGTGCCATTCAAAGAATATGAGAAGAAAGTGCAACAGACGGTACAGAAAAAGTCTTACAACGTGGGTGATATTGTGAATTTTCACGGCGGAACACATTATGTCAGTTCTTATGCGGGCTCCCGTGGATACAACGCAAAAGCAGGACGGGCTAAAATAACCATTAAGAATGGATCGGGAAAAGCACATCCATGGCACCTGATACATGCAGATAGCTCAAGCAATGTATATGGGTGGGTAGACGATGGTACATTTGATTAGGAGGGATAACGATGGCGTTTGATGGACATGCTGGAGCAAATAAACTGGCAAGGACGCTTCATAAAAGAATGAAAAGCATGTCGGATTCTCCGCTTGTTCTTGATTTCGGGAGGATAGAGTCTGACTATGGACTGACGACAAATACCTTTCCAGTAAAAATCCCTAAGGGAGATTATACGGTGTGCCGACATGTGACAGGTATATCTTTGGAAACTTCAGGTGGAAGCCATGGCGGGCATGAACATGGAGACGGATCGCACTACCATTCCATACAGGTTCCCGGATTATCGCCTGGGAATCATGTACTTGTAGCATGGGTACAAAATGAGGCGGTAGTCATTGATGTAATTAACTAGTGGGAGGTGGAAACGTGGATGAAAAGAATATGCTGTTTCCAGTAGAAGAGTCACCCGAATTTATTGATGACGGAGATCAACTGGATCGAGATTACCATTATACAGTTGCGTGGGATGTTGAGAAGCAAGATTTTGTTCTTGATGGGAAGGGGAGAATGGAGTCCTGCGACGGCGTGGAAGGATACAAGGTATGGTGCTGCAAAATGGCGCTTACGCAGAGATACGCTTGCGCAGCATACCGAGATGACATCGGGACAGAACTGGAAGAGGCATTGGCTGAGAGCAATGAAAAGGCGGTAGAATCCGCAATAGAAAGAACCATAACAGAAGCGCTGATGGTAAATCCGAGAACCGAATATGTAAGAGATTTTCAATTTCAATGGTGCGGAGAGGCGGTTAGCGCTTCTTTTATAGTTAAAGGCGTAGATATAGATGAGTTTAAAATTTCAATTTGACTGGAGGTAATAAATATGGATGGGTGGGATACAGAATTTGTGGCGCCGGAGTTTGTTGGATATAGCGAACCAGAAGAAATACAGCAACGCATGATGAGTGCGCTTCCAGATGGCATCGATGATATGCCGGGAGGCTTCCCTTATGATTTTACTATGCCGACAGCGATTGAAAAATCAGAATTGATTCAATTTCATCTTGTTCGCACTCTAATGCTTATGTTCCCCCAATACGCATGGGATACATGGCTTGATTTGCATGCGGTTGCTGCCGGGATAGAAAGACGACCTGCTGGCTATGCGAGCGGGGAAATTACGATTACAGGAGATACTGGAACAATTATCCCGTCAGGATCTATATTTTGTACTGAGGCGACGGACGGATCTCCCGCATTAGAGTATGCAACGGACGAATCGGTTGTAATTCCGGAAGGGAAAATGGTAAATGTGGCCATAACGGCTGTTGAGGCAGGCAAGGAATCCAATACAAAGGCAGATACTATAAAGTTTTCGTTGCAGAATATAAAAGGTGTTTCTTCTGTCCGAAACGCTGAAGCTATAAGTGGAGGAACAGACGTAGAAAGCGATGCGGATTTAAGAGAACGAATAAAAGAGAAATATTCCCAAGAGGGAGTAAGCTTTATCGGAAATGATGCTGATTATATAAGGTGGGCTAAAGAGGTAGTCGGGGTTGGTGATTGCATTGTTGTTCCGACTTGGAACGGACCAGGAACGGTTAAATTGGTACTGGTTGATTCAAATGGCACTCCAGCAAATAGGAAGCTTATAGAGGCAGTATACGATCATATAGTTTCTCCAAAGGATCGCTCACAAAGACTTCTTCCAACGGGAACAGCGGAACTTACAATTGTTCCGGCGTCGATAAAAAAGGTATCGTACACTTGCACTGGATTGGTTTACGACAGTACAATAGACATCTCGGAGATTATAACTCAATTCAAAGCACTGGTTAATCGGGAATATTCTGATGCTAAAAATACTGGAACTTTAGTATACAACCAGATTCGGCCGTTGATAACAGACATTCCTGGGGTAACAGATTTTGACACTTTTCTAATTAACGGATCTGAGGAAAATATAATCCTCGAAAGAGAGGAATATCCGGCTACCGAAAATATAGATTTCAGTTAAGGGGGCAGCTTATGAATATAGAAAATTTCCCTACGTCTGAGTCGGCCAGAAGGATGATGAGATATATAACCGGAAATGGATTTTATGACCAGTCGTATGTAGGAAAATGGATATTTCAAATAATGGGCGAGGAAATGGACGATGCCCGGAGACGGATAGAAGATGAACTCCCATATCAAGCATTCCCAGAAACGGCAACATGGGGGCTTAGATATCATGAAGAAAAGTATGGTCTCCCGGTAAGAAATAATCTCCCTTATGACGAACGTAGGAAAATTATATTAGAAAAAAGAAATACAAGAGCACCTATGAATCCGTACATGATGGAGAAAATTCTGGAGAATGTTACAGGGCGAAAAGTTCACGTAGATGATACTGGAGGACCTATAAATACATTTACAGTGAACATTGAGCCGGGTAATAATTTGGTGGATGTGGTTGCGGCAATAAAAAAACTGAAAGAAATAAAGCAGTCCCATGTGTCCTTTGTATTCCGATTTACGGTGCGGGCGCATATTGATTTGATGGGAAGGTCGGAGAAGTATAAAGAGCGTTTTATACAATGTGGAACGATTCCGATGATAAGCACAGGATTTCGAATCGCTGAGAATGGTGTACAGATTCTACCGTCTGTTGAAGAATACAAGAATATATTACCGGTGGCGGGAAATTCCGGGGAAACAGGGCAATATCCGAAAACCAGCACAGGACTAAAATTACTAGGAGGCGGGATTAGCATCGAGGAACATACGGAAAGCTACCGAATGGAGTATCCGGAAGCCAGTGAAAGTATGAAAACTGGTCTATATCCGGGCGTGCGGAAACGGGCAGTTTATTCATCAACGGAAGTTTGTGCGGAAGCCACTGGCGAAGGGACGAAGTATCGAAGTAAATTGACTGGAACAGAACCGACCGTAAGCGTCCGTCTGACTGAATCCAAAACGGATACAGAGATTTTTTCTTCTGGCGAAGGAATGAAGGTTTCGTATGAGATGACAGGAGATACAGAAACCGGAACAAGACCGGGAACTTCCACCGGAGTATCGGAAGCTGAAAAAGGTGTGGCTCCAGAGGTTGCTACAGAATCGTATCAGGTTCGATACAGGCTCTGTGGTGATACCTTTGAGATATAAAGAAGAGGAGGTAGGCAGATGAAGCTACTAACAAGCAAGGCAATCCAGGGCTATCGGGATTATACGAAGCGCACGATTGCTTATGCGAAGTACAAAATTGGTTCGACGTATCACAAAACAAAGATCGAATCGGTTGACGTGACTGGAGATGGGCTTGTGGAAATCGCGTTTAAGATAGAAACAGCAACCACGGGTGCAGCTACGGTCACGGAAATCCAACTGTATGACACGAACAATGAGTTGTGGCTCTCCAAGCAGGAATCTTTAAAGATGGATTCTGTAGCGGAGGGCTTTTATTATGTCTGCCAGTTGGAAATCAGCGAAAAGGAGGTTGAGGAATAATGAGAGAACTTGTAGGCTGGCAGGATCATGTCGTTGAATATCCCGGTCGTTTTCAAGAACAGGATTTGGGAAGCGGCTTGATTCAGCTTACGCCATCTCCGGGCAAAGTAAAAAAGCAAGGAACACCGCAGAACGCCACAAATTTTAATACAATGGACCTTGCGGCGTTGGAAGCAATGCTCATGGCATCTGAGAATAACCGGAATTTGCTTCAGGTATGGAGGGAACTGGAAGGGCTGATAGGAGAGAAGATTCAGGTAACGCTAACGAACTCGCAGCAGTATCCGCATAATAACTCTAAAAAGACAGTCCGGCTTACGACAGCGAAGAATAACAAGGACTACACGATTGAGTGCGAGGTAGTCAGTGTGACAGGCGGGGCTGTTGGAGAATTTGAGTTCAGCGATAAGCTGCTTAACGGCTTCAAGATTGCCTTTACCGGATCGGCAAGTCAAGTGGTTGTGAATTGTTATGTGAGAGGAGGTATTTGAAGTGGCAAATGTAATTATCAAAAATGAGGAGCGCAAAAAGGAAGAGGATCATGTTATGAAGAGCTATGGCGTGGATCGGCGTGATCCAGCCATGAGAGAAGCAGCGGAGATTGCGGCGGCCTGTACCAGAGAAGCGGTAAATATGGCTCAGAACAGAAGGAGGTATTTCTGATGAAAGTAACGTATCTGCCGGAGGACGGCAAAAATTTTATTCCCTATGAGATTACGGGGAAAATTGTGAGCTTCAATGACGGAGATTTAATGTTCGATGTGTCCAAAAAGGAAAGGGACTATGAAGTGGTTATTGACATCTGCCAGGACTATACGGGTGGTCTGGTAATGGGAACTTTAGAAGGACAGCGGTATGTGGCACAGTTGGTTGTTCCGGCAAGGGAGTATACGGAAACAGAGAAAGAGAATCCGAGGTACAATCCGGAAGCAGAAGAGGAAACAATGGAATCGCCTACTTATATTGACCGGCAGCCGGTTCCGTTTGATATTGAAAAATGCGAACTCAGATTATGGGAAATGGAGG